AAATTAGATTAAACCTGGCCGAACAAAAGCAAAAAGGGTTCCACCCACCGGTCTTTGCAGCCGCGCTAGCGATCTGCCTTCAGCATCCTACGATTCCTCAACTGACTAGCTTGCTAGCTGCGTAGCGTAGCGAAGCATCAATCGTCTAGACTGTAGCCAAGCAGCGTAGCTGCGCTTCAAGCGTCTAGCAAGCTACGAAGTAGCTGCAGCGTAGCTGCTCAACTAACTAGACTCGAAGCGAAGCGAAGCTAGCAGCGTAGCTGCGAATCAAGGCTGTTAATGTCTTGAGCGCAGCGATCTGTCTTGCGAGCGTAGCGAGCCGGCGATTTTTGAGAGGCTAGATAAGAATGATTCCTATTTAGCCTCTCGCTGGCTGGCTAGATGTAGTTTGCTTCAGGCTCCCAAGTTGCTAGCACTTCGCTCGTTTGCTGGCTGTTGCGATCTCTGAAAGCTTCCATATATGCTCGCGCATCATCTTCTGTGATGCCGATGATAGTATGCAAGGTGCAATACTTGCATTGCCTGCGGTCTGTCGGCGCCATTCCGATGTGAATGGCGATCTTGATGGTGAGCTTTCCAAGTGGATTCATGATGCGAACTCCTAGCTAGTTGGTGATGGTGGGATAGTTTGTGGAAGTAGCGAGGCCAGAGATTCTTGCAGCCTCGCTAACCTCTGCTTAGAACAATAGACTCTGCTTGCTGTTCGTCGAATGCCAGAGCCTGGCACGATAACGCAGGATGCAGAGCGAAGCGAAGATAGCGTAGGCAGTTCCGATCTTGGGAGTCGAGATGCTATCTACTTCATTGGTGGCGGTCAGCCAAGTGATGGTAAACATGGCTGGCCTTAGAAAGCTGCTGCGACAGTAGCGGGCTTGCTGATGACAGAATTGCAGCGTTGGCAAACAAACAAAGCTGCTGGATGCTCAAGATCAGCGTCGGCAATCTTGCTCACGATGACTGCTGCCATCTCTGCATTGAAGATCATGGCATAAGATGGTGCGGCGATCTTCGGGAGCTGGGTTTTCCAGACTGCCTGCTGGGCAGGATTCAATGATGCGAACGTTGCAGACTCTGCAAGCCATTTGCTGATAGCAGAAGCGTCGATCACTTGGCGCTGCTTCTCTTCGGCCCAGAAGGAAAGGACAGCATCAAGAGACAAGCTAGCTTCTGGCACTTCGCGCAGGTGCATCCCATCCTTCAAGTCGGCCTGGAGCTTTGTCTCTGCCAGTTGGTGGATGGTGGATTGAAGCAAGGACTGGAATTTGCTGGTGCATGCGCCATCAGGCAATTGCAGGCGCGAAGCTGGCAAGACAACGGCGCGATAGCGATTCTCAGCGGCCACCGGGTTCTTGTCTGTCGAGCGGCGCGACCAGATGACAGCGATCTGGTTATCTGTCAGCGTCTGCGGCACGGTGAAGATGGGAGCCATCTTGATCTGCTCGTCTTGAGCGACAGCGGCGGTAGTGTTAACGGATGCATTCATGATCAGTTCCTTTGCCCCTGGGGGCGTTGCGTCTAAGGTCTGCTACAGGCCGTAGCATTACTATATACATAGCGAGAAGCGTGCCAGATCTGGCCTAGCGGTGTAACAGTTGAAAATAGATTTCCCTTTAGAATCAATAGGTTAGCTCGGCGGCCCTTTCAGGCATTAAGCATGCCAGCCCCTAAGAGACACAGCCTGTCAACTAGTGACGCATTCTGTCAACTAGTGACACAAATTGTCACCTCGCTATCAGCGAAGCTGGCACGCTTCTTGCCGACTCCCCTCTCTAGACAAGACAGGTATGGTAAACAGCCAGAGTTCGCAGCACAGGCTTGCCAGGTCTTGTTGACGAAGCCGTTAGCGAAGCGTGACGGCGTAGAGAGCGAAGCGAACACTTGCGAAGCAAGTATCAACTGTCTCGATAGCGACGAAGGAGCGGCGAGCTTGCGAGCTTAACTAACTAGATTTGGTATCTGGTGCGGAGCGTAGAGCAGCTTGCGTAAATAAGCAGCTAGTTAATTAAGCATCTAGCTTCTCCAAAGGGGCGCATAAGCTCCAATGCGAGCCCAGCTTGCCCTAGTCTTTAAGCTGCTTGCTGCTAAGAAGCTCTAAAGCAGCCCAGTATGTTAGAGAGTTCAGATCGCTGCTAACTTTCTGTTTGGCCGGGTTCAGCGCTACTTCATCAATCGATTAGCTTCAAAGGAGTTATTATCTCGAATAAAAAGCTAGATTCGAGAGGTCGCGCGCAACCCACCAGAGATAACGAGCACAAGTTTTAAGCTTCATCTAGATTTGGCTAGATAGATAAGCTTCTTTCTAGAGATGAAGATGCTTGATCTAGCTCCCTGCGGTCGCTGGTCTCTATCGCTAAGCAGCTAGTCTGTTACTAGTGCTAGTAGAGTTGAAGATCGTTAAGTGCTCCCTGCGGTCGCAGGCCGTTACATGCTGAGTTAGCTCTCTAAATTATTATATGCTTAGAGTCGATGCTCGTAGTGAGGCTCGCTCCGCTCGCGGTTCGATACATGCTAGTTAGCTCTTAGTTATTACTCAATCAATGGAGGATGATGTTATTATCCTCGAAGCTCCGGCTAAGGCTTGTGTCAACTGTATCATATGTGTCAATGTGCACGATGTGTCAAACGCCCTGTGCCCCTCATATGACCCTTTTTGAGGGTTACTAGCTCATTTGCTCTAGATAGGCTAGTAGATGGATAGGTGTATAGAGGTTATTATATCTCTCTTATTAAAATAAAAAATTAGTGTAAAGAATATATATAACAATCAGGTACCACTTACTATCTTTTTCACCCCCTACTATCTCAAAAGGGAGCAGAATAAGATAATAAGGGCGAAAAAAGGGGTGAAAGGGCGAAAAGGGTCATTGACACATTGCACACAATGATACATTGCACACAGTTGACACAAGGGTTAGGCGCAACACTTAAGCTTATTAACTTTAGATTAGATAGATTAGAAGCTAATTCTAGACGAGCTTGCTAGGGTAAACCTGCGACGCGTAAGCGGAGCACCCTATCTCCATCTGGTCTAAGCAGATAATAAAGCTAACATTCACGGGAACTAAGCAGATAATAAAGCAGCTAGAGCTTCGCAGAGTAATAATAAGATTAGCGAAGCTGGGCCTGCGACGCGCCAGCGGAGCACAGTTCAATCTTCTTCTTCAAGCGAATTAATAAGATCAGCTGAGTGAATAAGCTAGTTGATTGAAAGGTGACCCCGCCGGAAGGAAAAGTTAGCAGAGCAGGTCAGTTGAATGATAAGCGAGCTGGAGAGATAGCTGCTAGACTTGGTACCCCGGCTTCGCCGGAGCCAGTAAAGCGTTTAGATGTTAACTTTCTAGGGGCGCGGCTATCAAGCTCTAAGAGCTAGCATTAGGGAAAACCCCTAGTCATTCTCCTGGCAGACGTGGTATAAAGGGGGAGTCGCAATCGCGGCCGCTTCGCATGCTTAATTAAGAAGCAAGCAGATTAGATTAACTTAGTTAAAGGAGTTAGCGATGTCTAGACATCTTAACATCGATCCCTGGTTTGTCAGGATGCCTAATAACAGGCTGAAGATGAAGCGAGTCTCAGCAAGCGCTGAGAAGCAATTTCCACGCATCTATCGACTTCTCTATCAAGAATCTGGCGCATCTAGCATTTGCACCATCCTAATGATGAAGCAAGGCTGTTCGCTAGCTAGCGCTTGGGCGCAAGTTAAGAAGATGTTCAACGAGAAACCTCTTTAATTAAGGAGAAAGCAAATGAATCTATTTCAACTAGCTACAGAAGCTTCTATCGAGCAGATCTTCTCAACCGAGAATATAAGCGAAAGCTGGCTCTCTGCTTATATAGTAACGCATAAGCAATGGGACTTGCTTAGGCATACAACCGATTCTGTTCCAGGCAAAGTGCCAACTCCGCTTACTATTGCCTGGGCTGAGAAGCAGATGACAGAGGATGAGCTTCGCATGTTTATGCTCTTTGTCTGGGAAGCTACAGACAAAGAAGAGACTGTCTTTCATAAAGGTGGATTCAAGATTCCTCCGCATAAAGAAAGCAAGGTGGCTTAACATGGCTAAATTCTTTATCACCTATGGCGGCGGAACAATCCAGCGTGATTCCTTCTCTATCATCGAGGCAGAAGATTACCCTGCAGCAAGGCAGCTGCTACGCGATACTATCTCCGATAAGTTTGCATTCTGCTATTCTGAGGCAGAGTTCGCAGGGCAAGCGGAGCGCTATGGACTGAAAGAGATTCCCTTAATAGCGCAAGCAAGGGCTAGCTGAATTCTTTATCAATCCTTCCTTCCAAGCGAGGATTGATGAGGCAATTTTGCCTATCTCAACTTTCAATTTAATTGGAGAATCTAGATGGCTAATCCTAAAATCGTTAATGCTGATCTTCTGCTGGCTTGGCTCCAAGATGGCAAGACGCTTCAATTCAAAGCTAGCACGCAATACGCTGAATTGACGGGCGTCTCCAAAGACTGGCAAGACTATCAAGGAGATGTTATCCCGGCAGTCTCTCGCCCTGATTTTGAATGGAGAATTAAGCCCATGCGAGCTGATCTTATCCTCAACATTCTAGACAATGAGAAAGGAGGTGTTTATATTCAGCAGCATCCCTCTTTCGAAGCAGCAGACATTGGAGCTAATCAAGCTAATTTTAAAAGGCTTGCTTGCATCAAGCTGTCTTTCTCTGAAGGTGAAGGGCTTGATCCTAGCAAGCGCAATTAAACGCTAGCTAGATGCAAGCTAGGGCCGCCCGCAGAGTTTCTAGTTTCTTCTCTCTTAATTAAAGGATCTAATCATGAATTCTAATTCTAAGCCGCATCGCTGGGCTGAAGTAATCAAAGCTTGGGCAGATGGCAGGGAAATCCAGCTTCGCAAGCCCGATGCATCAGATAGTCGCTGGCATACTTATGCACCTATGGATGATACTGTGCCAGCTTTCGATAATGGCATGATCGAATGGCGCATCAAGCCAGAGCAGAAGACAGGCTGGATCATCATTCTCGATAATGAGAGTCCTGCGTCAGAGCGCAATTCGCGCTTCTATCCGACAGCTTTCATCCACCCTACGCGAGAAGCTGCGCTTCAAAATGTTAACAATCCAGACTGGGAAAGCAGCTCGAAGCGTGCAGCAGTGATTCAAATTAACTTCTTTGAAGGAGAAGGCCTGTGAAGATCAGAGACGCGCTTCGACACATGCATCCATCCTTCCAGCTTCAGAGAGCAACAGCAGATGAAATAGCGAGGCTTGATGATTGCATCCAGCAGATTACTGATGTAGTCTGGAATAAAGAGCTTACATCGGATGAAGCTCTCGGGGCTATCGTTAAGATTCTCGCCACTGAAGACTCTAATCGCAATTAACCAGGAGCCTTAAAATGACTTGCTATCTTCTTCACTTGCTAACTTCCCCGAAGCGGCCCGATCGATTCTCTTCGCGGGAAGCAGTTATCATCGATGAACCTGCTTATCGATTCTGGAACGGGCGCGAAGGGCATGTAGTTAGAACCATTTCAGATGGCAGAACGGTGCTTGTTAATGTCCTGATTGATCTGCCTGGAGGCTGCACTAGCGTTTGGCTCCTTGAATCTCAACTCGTTTCGCTTGAAGCGCTTAACAGGGAGGGAGTCTGCGATGATGCCTTCAACTAGATATCTCTATAATCCAGATCTTGATCCGCTAAGCGATTGTCAATTGATGCAGATGGACATGCGAGCAGAGAAAGAAGCTAGAGACGCTTTCACCTTTGAAGCTTTCTCGAATGAGACTCGATGCGAGATAGCCGCGAAACAGAAAGCTAGCATTGAAAAGCAGAGGCAAGTCGCTGCTAACAATAAGCAAGTACGCTTTCTGCGGCATGCTATCGAGCTTCAAGAGCTTGCAAGAATGTCGCTTCCAGAAGGAGATTTAAAATGACTACCCTTTATTGCCATATCATAGTAGTGCCCGCAGGTAGAAAGACTTTGGAAGTTAAGTCTCCTGATGAGCTGCCGATGGCTGTCTATCAAGCAGCTAGTGAGGCACATCGCAAGATCAACAAAGGATATAGCTATGAGCTTATCTACTTGAATGGTGAGCTGGTAGTTGACAGCTGCCCAAATGGTAAGGAGATTTAAGCATGTCTAAACGCATAGACTTCCAGCTTAAATGCAAGTTCAGCGGCTTAGCTATCGGCTCGCTTTCCTATATGACTGTAGCTGGTCACATGCCTTATCTCTCGCATTGGGATAAGATGGTAGCTCTGCATCCTGTCTTCTCAATGCCTACGCACAAGCTGCTAGCTTACGTCAGGGGCGAATGGGAGCGCCTAGGCTCGAAAGCCGCCGACGAGGAAATTAGCGAAGCCGAAGCTTCAATCCTCCAAGTAGGCTTCCTAGCTGTTCTTCATTCTTTCCAATCTGTCCAGCAAGAGATTCCAGCTCTCCCGCCGCTGCACATTGTTCAGAGCCATATGTCTAAGCTCTTCGCCTTAGCCTATTGGCATCATTATCTAGAATCCAAACGCTTCAAATTCCCCGCCTATAAGATAAATAAGCTGAATGAGAATGCCAGCTTCGAATACATCCACGATTATCTAGAAGTCTGCTTCTCTATCAAATCCGATTACGAGAAGAATGTTAGAGAAGCAGATGAAAAGGCTAAAGCACAGTCTGCAGAGAAAGCAATGGCAGCTCTCCGCGATAGCTGGATTGTCCCTCCCAGCAAGAAGCTTCTCTATAAATGGATTCGTGCGCATCTGCCAGCTAAATACGAAGCTGAAGCACAGGGCTGGATGAGCACTCTCTTCCTAGGCAATGATCGCACGATCCTAGATTTCGATATCGATGAGACAGAGCTGCTAGAAGAGATCATTGTCTCTGAATGCCCAGCAGGCACAGGCATCATGAAAGCTTGTCGCGATAGGCTTGCGCATATCTTGAAAGTGCAAAGGGATAATAAGGAAGCTTTCAGCGTAGACTTCTCAGACTATCTTGAGCCAACTCCTGAAGCTAAGCTTATCGCTTCTCAAACAGGGAAAGCTTTGCCAACGCTTCTTCAAGTTGAGCCGCTTGAGAAAGACTTTCCTAGCAAGGTGCTCTTTATCCGCGCGAAGGCTAGCTGGTATCTCCAACAGTCAGCAATTCGAGAGCAACAAGCAGCTCAAGCTAAGAAGCCCCATTCAACTTTCTAGACTAAGGATCTAAAATGAGTTTAACTCAAGAGCAGCTTCAGCAAGCGATCATCGCTGCTAAAGAGAAGCTGGCAAGAATCAAGGCAGATCGTCTTCAAGCTTCTCTCAAGAAGACAGAGAATCTAGAAGCTTCGCTTGGCATGCAGCGTGCAGTTGCTGCCTTCCGCGCTCCAACTACTAAGATGTTTGGATCGATGGTCTGGAATGAAGAGCAGCAATTGGCGATTGATAATTGCTTCTTCCGCAGAAGCTTTAATCTAATCGGCGCAGCTGGCACTGGCAAGACTACGACGCTCAAAGCTTGCTTGATGACGCTGATCGAGAATTATAAGTTAGCTCCTCTTGAGACTGGAACTAAGCATCTAGATGCTGGCTCTCCAGGCGTCGCGCTTATCTCTTACACTAGGCGCGCAGTTAGAAACATAGCTAAGCAGATGCCAGCAGAGCTTAAGTCTCATTGCATCACCTTCCATAAGCTGGTAGAATATCAGCCAGAATACTATTATGATGAAGCTGAACTGGATCAAATAACTGGCGAGCCTGCTAGGAAAATGCGCTTCGCACCAGCCAGGAATCGCTTCAATCCTCTGCCAGCTAATCTTCAGCTGATTGTGATAGATGAAGCCTCGATGCTCTCAACAGACTTCTTTAATCAGCTGCTTGAAGCTCTGCCTAATCCTTCGCAGGTTCAATTCATCTTCCTGGGCGATCTGAATCAGCTGCCTCCTGTCTATGGCATTCCTATCCTGGGCAAGATGCTTCTTCAATTACCAATTGTTGAATTGACTCGCGTTTATAGGCAAGCCTTAGCATCTCCAATCATCTCGCTGGCCTTGGCTGTTAAGGATAATAATTTCGATAGCTTCGCAAAAGATGCAGTCTCCAATTGGGGCGCCCCGGCTAGCTTCACTCCTAAAGTCTTGCGAGATAAAGTTGTCTTGGATGCAGGCGAGCATGGCAAAGTAACTCTGCATCCCTGGAAGAAGACGCTAGATCAAGAAGACGCAACTAGCGCAATGCATGGGCAGCTTCGCATCTGGATGAAGGATGGAACTTATGATCCAGAGCAGGATCTTATCCTCTGCCCTTGGGATAAATCTTTCGGCGCAGCAGAACTCAACTTAGGCATCGCAGACTATCTAGCTAAGTCTAAAGAGATTCCTGTCTGGGAAGTCATCGCAGGCTATAATAAGCATTACTTCGCAGTCGGAGATAAGCTGCTCATCGATAAGAATGAAGCCAAGATCTTGGAGATAAAGAGGAATCCTCGCTATCTAGGCAAGACTGCTAGAAAGCCTTCTATCCATCTCAATCATTGGGGCGTTGGCACGCAGGATGTTAGCTTCATGGACGACCAGCTAACTCCTGATCAGATCGACGAGATGCTAGAGCATGCAGCAGAAGTAGATGATCGCACGAGAGAAGCTTCGCATCTTCTCAAAGTTCAATTCTTGGATAGTGAATTGGAGGAGGAGATAACTCAATCCGCTATCATCAATAATTCTAGCTTCGCCTGGTGCACAACAGTGCATAAAGCGCAAGGCTCTGAATGCCGCAGGGTTTTCGTGATAACTCATAAGTGCCATGCTGCGATGTGCTCACGCGAGTTAATCTATACTGCCTTCACGCGAGCTGCTGAAGAGCTTTACGTCATCATGGATCCACAGCTTCTCGCTAAAGCAGCTAGCAAGCCAAGGATCAAGGGAGATACCCTGGCAGAAAAGTTAGCATTCTTTAACGCTAGGCTTTCGGAGAAGCTAGATGAATGACGCACACAAATCGACCCCGGCCGAGCAGCTTACTATTTCTCTTTTGCGAGAAGGGACGGTGCTAGATGTAATCGCTGGCAGGATCGATGCCTGCTATCGAAAGTACGGCATCGTCCCTAGTAAGGTAGTCGCGTCTAACGAGCTTCGAGCAGCTATCATAGTCGAGCTGGTTAAAGCTGGTGCCTCACCAATGATCGTTAATCAAGATGTTGTCTTGATTGGCTGGGCAGATTCTGATAGCAGCCCTTATCGGCTAGTCCCTCTAGCTTTCCAGAAGATGTTTGAAGATCGCTGCTTGAAGCTTTATTCTAAAGAAGATCTTCTACCTTTAGACGTTCTTTAATAAGGAGTAAAAAACCGCTTGACATAAAATCCCTTCTGTGAGATGATCTTAACTCGACCTGAAGAGCGGTCGAAGCCCACTCCGCAGCATCAGCTGCTAACTTTCTAAGGAATAGATTCAATGGACACCCAAGTACAAGCTAACGAAGCAGGCACTATCCAGACTCCTGTTGCTCTGGCTCCCGGCTATGCTACCAGCGCAGAATTCGCCTTCTCTTTCCGCACGGATAAGATTCGTGATGACGAAGGCAAGGTGATTGCTACTGGCCGCAAGCATCCTGATGTGAAGGCAGTCTTCGCAGTTCCTACCTTCGCAGAGCTGCTGGATCTGGTGGCGCTCGGTGGCAAGGAAGCAGAGATGCTGATCGATGCTGCTCGCGGCCTGATTGAAAGCGCTGCTCGCCAGCAGATCAACGATTGGCGCGAAGCCAACGGCCTGGACAAGAACTTCACTGCTACCAACTTCGATCTCAGCAAGCTGACTTTGCAGAGCATCGCAGCGATGGACAAGAAGGATCGTGCTGGTGCCAGCATCAGCGATGAAGACTGGACTGCATTCTTGGATGATTACACTCATACCATGGTGCAGCTGGTTAACTACGATCCGGGCAAGGTCAAGCTGCATGTCTCGCACTTCAAGACTCTCTTTCGCCGCATCAAGAACGATAAGGCGGCCGTCCAGAAGCTGCTGGATCTTTTGAATGTCTGGGCTGGCAAGTCCGAGAATCTGGCAGACTACACTGTCTGCTATGAAGCTCTGGATGCTCGCGGCAAGAAGTACCTGAAGGCTGACGAGAAGGACGTTGCTGGCGCTCTTTAATTTAGCTCGGCTTGCTGCGAACCCCTGAGGGCATTAGTAGCGAGTTAGCTGAGAACTCCTGAGCATGAGTATAAAAGGCTCCCTTTCTTCGAGATTTAACTTTAGCATCTTCTGTTAAAGTTAACTCTTGCTCCCAGAGGGCATCCTTCTAAATGAATTCTGCATCAACGATAGCTGCTTTATATAAAGCTATCTCCGCTGGCAATAAGATTCAACTGGAGCTAGCCGATAGGGCAGCTTTTGAATCTATTCGCACAGGCCTTTGCAGAGCGCATAGAACTCCGAAGGCATTAGATTTAATAAATGGCAGCGTCCGTGCATCCTTCGACGAGGATAGCGGCGTTGCCATTTTTCATATCGGCCTTCGCAAGAATCTTGGCTATCAATTCAGCATTGTCGCTGAGCCTGCTCAATCAGATGATTCAAATGAGGTAAGTGATGCGTAAATATCAAGCGCTCTTTGATCGCATCAAAGATTGCCCGCACGATAAATGGATTGAAGTCAAAGTTAAATCTGCGAATCAAATCCAGCCTATCATCAACGGCTTGCAGAATGAGAAGAGCAGGCAGCAAGTCTTGAGAAGGAGATTAGATCTCTGCCAATTCGGCAAGCTTATTATCCGGAGAGAGCCTGAGAAGCTTCGCGTTATGTTCACCCTTTCTAATTCAGGAGATGCACTTTAATGGACGCTAAACGAACTGTCCTCCCGCTTCGCTTCGCTACTGAGCAGGAAGATCAAGCCGCTTTGCCTAAGCAGGAGATAGCTCATTATTCTGCTGGCCCTGAAGATGCAGATGCTGGCAAGAAGCACGAGCTAGTCAATCCTAATGCCCATATTAGCGAGAAGACTTATTGGCTGCCTGATTCTTTCAATGCTCTTCGCAGAGAGATGGATGAAAATTGGCCTAATCTATTTAAGTCTGTCGGCTGGCCGATGGCTTTCGATGCACCTACCTTCATCGAGATGATGGATGCTGCGCTGGATACGAAGACTACCTTCGACACTGCCAAAGTTGATTCCATTTGCAAGAAATATTTGGATCTGCTTAGGAATAAGCGAGGCTTGTCTAGCCTGCATACGCATTTCGAGAAAGCAGAGAGCGTGCCTAGCATCCTCTTGACCCCTGATAATCTGTTTAAGGGTTGATCTATCATGGCCCATCTAACTGCTGAGCCTGAGGCGCTTTACTACATCCGGGATTCCAGAAGCAACACAGGTAACTGTGTGATGTGGTGGCAAGCTGGTGGCCTCGGCTATACTAGCGATCTTAACTATGCTGGTAGATTCTCGCTGGAGTTTGCTATCTTGCAGCACAGGAACCGCAACACGGACATGCCGTACCGCATCGACGATGTTAGCTTGATCGCACGTCGCACAGTTGATTTTCAAGACCTGCGTCATATCGCAGCTATCACTGAGAAAGGTTGATTAATCATGCTTAAATTCAATCCCACTTTAGCTGCTCTTGTCTCTGTTGGCTGGGCAGCTTCAATCGCAGCTCAAGCGAATCACGACGCGCCAGTTAGCGGAGTCTTCAAGGAAGCTGTGCAGAAAGCAGCTAAGCGGAAGTCTAAGCTGACTCGCGAACAGCAATATCAAGTCTGGCTGGCCGCAGAAGCTAAGCGAGAGCGCAAGCAAATGAAGCGTCTAGCTGATGCAGGAATCAGCGGGGAGAATCTGCTTTGAATTATATTGATTGGAATAAATCCCTGGCTGATAGCTGGAAGAAAGCAACCGAAGCTTATTATCGATCTGAAAGCGGCCCGGTCGAGAAACTGGCAGCTCTCAAGGCTAAGCCCTGCGATTGCCCTAGCATGCATTGCGCTCTCGATCGACATAGCAAGCAGCTTGCCTCTGGCATCGCATGCAAGGCCTATCAACTCAAGAGTGAAGGAGCTAAGTGATGAAAGCTTTTCGTTACAACGGTGTTCTTTATCTTCGCTGTATTCCTGCTAAGTCGCTTTTCCATAGTTCAATGGTTCACGAAGTGGTTAATCGTGGCGACGTTTTCGCATTGGATGTAGCAACGCAGAAGCTTACTATCATCCCTGGCACGGCGCAAGTTGAGCATCTTGAAGCCTTCTGCGCTGAAGATGCTGAGCCGGTTAAAGAAGCTCCTGCGCCTGAGCAAGTGCAGGCAACGAAGGCTAAGATCAAGCAGCAGCGAGATGATCTAGCTAAGCGAGCTTTCCAGGATATGCTTCCTGGCATCGAAGCTTTGAGCGCTAGACTTGGCATCATCAAGGGAGTGAAGTGATGCCTCGCCATCAACTCTCCAAGCTGGAGATTCTTGAATACGCGCTGGATGGTGCACGTACCTGGCGCGGCTTGAATGCTGGCAATCTTTCTGAGAGCGAAGCGGAGCTGCTTGATAAAGATATCAAGGAGATTCAACGCCGGATCAGAATAATCAATTCGCAACAAGCAGATAAGGAGACTTGAGATGGATCTCGAAGAAGCTCTTTCGCATCTGAATCACCGCTGCTCTACTGCTCTGACGCAGAAGGCAGATTTCGTAATCGTTAATCTCGATGCCTTGGCTATCTTGCTTGGCTTGCACAATGCTGCGCAGAAGCGCACGAAGCGCCAAGCAGAACTGGATGAAGACACTGCCAGGAAATTCCCCCGCGGAGAAGGAAGTTAATCATGGACTTAGATTTTATCAAGATGGGCCTGCTAGAGCGCATCGCTCACATCGAAGAGAATCTTCTCAAGCAAGATCCTCTTCTCCCAGTGCATCTAGCCAATATTCATTCTTCGCTTATCCAATACGAAGAGCTGATCCATGTTCTCTCTGATGCAGAGATTAAAGCTCTCGTCGCTGGCCAGAAGAAGCATACTGCTATCCAGCTGGTAGCAGAATCTGTTAAGAAGCCTTCGACACGAGTGGCTAAGAATACTGCTGCGGACTTCTAGAAATGAAGATCACCTATGAAATCTTCTGGGAAGAATGGCAATACAAGGAGGATGCTAATGGCAGAGACTGCTCGTTTAATTACGATCTGTCTGAAGTTATCCTTTGCGAAGGCGATACAGAAGCAGACTGCGAACAGCAGCGAGATGACATTGGCTACGCTCGCGCTGATAAAGGCCCTTTCACCTGGAAGAAGTTGAAATGAACGCAAGCCAGCTAGCCTTTGAAGGCTTCACAGAAGCTTCTCACATCGAGATGCAGCGCCTGCTCTGGGTTAATAACCTGGTGCAAGCCTATGCGCTAGCTGTCTATGCAAATGAATCCAGTTTAGTCTTTCGCTTGAAGACGCTGGGAGACTATATAGTTAAAGGCATGGAAGTCAGAGACGACATAATGATTCCCTTTGTAGTCTATGCTTTTAAACATAAGCTGTCTGCACCTAGAGCGCTGTCTCAAATTTGCTGTTTGCATCAGCAGCTTCGTTATCTAACCGCGGCCGAGCAGAATTATGCTAGGCATTTGATCGTTAAATATTACTTGAAGCAAGAAGGCTAAATTCTTATGAAGCCAGAAACCCTAGCTCTCCTAGGCGCTACAGAGCTTAACACAAGCTACGCAGCCACATCGGACAAGTCTTACAATGAGCTTCAACGCTATTGGAATGTCACATCCTATTCGATGCTGGATACTCTGCATCAATGCCCCAGGAAATTCCAACTTATCAAAGCTAGGGCAGCTGGTGGAGCAGGCGGAGCTAACAATGTAGACTTCGCATTCGGGCATTCTGTCGGCGCTGGTGTACAAGCTTGGCTTATGTCTAAGGATCTGGATGCAGCTATCTTCAATGGGATGATGGCTTGGCGCCTCAATTTTGATGCTTCCATCGAGAAGAAGAATAAGAGCATCTGGAACGCTACTCTCGCGATTCAAAAGTATGCTAGCTTCCATGAAGAGACTCTGGAAGATTGGGACGTTTATGTGCTACCTTCTGGTAAGCCGGCTATCGAGCTAAGCATTGAAGTGATCTTCGAGAATGGCTTCAAGCATTACATGCACATCGATTCGATCTTGCAGCATCGCTCGACTAAGCAGCTAGCGATTCAAGAGAATAAGACGACCGGCTTCAAGAACATCGAAGAAGCTATCTATGCGAATTCATCTCAAGCTCTTTCTTACGCTGTCCTTCTAGACATGCTTGGCCTCGACACTACATATGAAGTCTTCTATGTAGTCTATTCAACTCCTTCGCGCGAATGGCAGCTTCTTCCTTTCAGCAAGAACACTACTCTAAAAGCTGAATGGCTGCAAGATGTAATGCTCGATCATGCCAGCATCGCTACTTATAGGAAGATGAACTTCTATCCTAAGCGGGGCGATGCTTGCTTTGCTTACATGCGTCGATGCGAATTCTTTGGCACTTGCAATCTAGTCTCGAACCTCAGTGAGACAGCTACGCTAGCAGAAGAGGATTCAGCAGAAGCTCATGATTTTAGCTTTACCTTGACGGATATAATTAGCAGGCAGAAAGCGAAGATTCTTGAGAGCGATGTACCTATCCAAGAGGGTGGGAATTTTAGCAGCATTGATTAACAGGGGAAGATTGATGGTTGATACACTTAAAAGGACTTGGAAGCTTTTCTTCGGAGAGCGCAGGTCTTATAGCGAATTCAGGCTTAAGAGTTTGCAAGAGGATCTTGAAGCTAAGACAGCGGAGGAAGCATATTCTTATAGCTTGTTTACATCCTGCAGGACGCAGCTGGCTAATAAAGAGCAGGAGCTGGTTGCTTACAAATCGCAAGCCGCGCAGCAAGGTACTGCTAGCGATTCGCTCATCAGGAGTTTGCGTGCAACGATTGAAGATCAGAAAGCTTTGATCGAACGCGTTACTTCTGCGAATCAAGATCTGATCGAGAAGCTTCAAGGGCCGCATGCGCGTAAAGACTTTACTCAAGCTTTGCAAGTCCTGGCTAACAGGACGACTGGCAGTCCTAGTGATATTGTCAGCGCTGCTTATAGCGCAGTCAACATCTTGCAGGGTCTTGACGCAGAAACAAACTTCAAGCTGAAAGAAGCAGGAGAAGCCAAATGAATTTCGAGCAATTCATCGATGCAGCTAACGACGCATCTGTCGTTCAAGGCCCGGCACCCAGGCACATTCTTATCTATGGCCCGCCTAAGAGTGGCAAGACAGCTGCGATTGGCAAGCTAGCAGAGCGCTTCCACCTCTGGTATTTCGATCTGGAAGACAGCATCAAGACGCTGCAGAATCCAGATATGCTGGCTCCTGAATTCAGGAAGAACATTACGCTCTTCCGCATCCCTGATAAGCAAACCTACCCTATGGGGATCGAGACTGTCCTCAAAGTTATCAAGGGCAGCAAGTCAGCGATCTGCTTCACGCATGGCAAAGTTAATTGCCCTGTCTGCTCGAAAGATCCCAGCGCTAGCATCGAGACGATTACTCTCGACGAGCTTAGAACTGACAAGGATATTGTCGTCCTTGAAAGCTATTCGCAGCTGGCAGAGAGCAGCATGAATTACATTATGCGAGACGCTATCGCCAAGGATAACTTCGATGCCAAAGCCGGCTGGGATGAATACGGAAAGCAAGGCAGAATCCTGGAGAGAATTGGCAGCACGATTCAGGTAGCTCCCTTCAACATCATTGTCTCTTCGCATGAGATGATGATTGACATGGAAGATGGCAGCAAGAAGATTGTCCCAATCGGTGGAACTACTAACGTCTCTCGCGTCTTCGCTAAATATTTCGATGATGTCATCTATTGTGAGCTTCTGAATAAGCGTCATAAGTTCACATCAAGCACTACTGGCAAGAGCAATGTTCTTGCTGGCAGCCGTGCAGGAGTTGACCTTAAAGAAGGTGATTCGCTGCTTAAACTCTTTGAAGCTAAATAGGAGAAGATGATGATGATTGATAATTCCAAAGTTCCTCCAGGCTATTTGATGCGACCGGAGATGGAAGGCAATGCGATGATTGGCGCTGCTCAACGTGGCCCGACTGCTCGCTCGCAACTCTTGCATGAAGCAGATAAGATCACCAGCCAAGATAGGAATTCTGCCTACGGCGAACCGGAGGATAACTTCTCCAACATCGCAGCCTACTGGAATGCCTATGCTGCGCAGCGAGAATTCCGAGTAGATTTCAATAATCAAGACGTTGCACATATGATGATCTTGATGAAGATGGCACGGCTCGCTACCAATCTTGAGCATCGCGATTCGCTGCTGGACATTGCTGGCTATGCTGCTTGCGGTGAAGATTGCAGGGCAGCACGCAATGTGAATAGCCAAGCGAAGCAAGCTCGTTAAAGAATTCCAGCGCAAGCTGAATCCGCCACCAGTCGGTTACTGGTATCTAGCACTAATCTACAAAAGATAAATTAGCGCAAACGCAAAGGAACTTAAATCATGGCTACGCAAAACGCACAATTCAATACCTCCCTGCTGGATCGTGATATCGACGATATCGAAGACTTGGCTGGCTTTGAAGTGCCGCCGAATGGCGTCTATCTTCTGAAGTTCAATGCTGAGCTGAAGGTCGTCAATGATAAGGATGCTGTCGAGGCAGCCTTTGAAGTGATGGAAACGCTGGAGCAGAATGATACCAGCGTCGATGCACCTGTCGCTGGCACCAAATTCTCTACGCTGTTCTTCGTCGAGAATCCTATTGCTATCGGCAAGCTGAAGGAATTCCTGAAGCCCATCGCTGTGCATACCGGCATCGGCAACACGCTGCAGCTGGTTCAGCAAGAGTGCAAGGATCTGATCATCTCTGCTACTGTGCTTCGCAAGGCAGCGAAGGATGATCCGGAGAAGTTCTACGCTACCGTGAAGAACGTGACCATCGCTTAATCTAACCCAAAAGGTTAATAGCGATTCTCCCGCGGCCCTATCTCGCATCTAGTTAACTGCCTGATGCTTGATAGGGCCGCCCCAGCTTTCCCACTTTCACGTTGAGCTAGATATGAAATTACTTTTCTGCGGCACTAAAGGCTTTATCAAGAAAGAATACATAGATGATTCGAGCCACTTCGATAGCTTCTCGCGCCTGACTGCATTCGCAGGTCATAATGTTAAGACCTCGCTTCAAGTTCGCGCGAATGCTACCGAAGTTGCTTTGCTTGCTAAGCAGCATTCGATCGATGCGGTTATCACTTCGCAAGTCTCCTTGCTTGAAGCGGCCTTAAGGCAGTCTGATGACTTTGTCCCGCCCACTTCTAGGAAGCAGCTAAGCATCAATGATTATGCTGGCTCGCTTATCGAGCTTCCCTATCAAATTCCTCTCCTTATCATTAATCCTCTCGAACGTCTGTCTACTATTCCTTATGAGAAATTTATCGTCAATCGCTATATTTCCAAGCTGACTAAGCCAGATAGCTGGTGGCAGCAGACGAAGTTCAGCTGGAAGCAAGTCACAGAAACGAATCAAGATGAGTGCCTTCAAACTATCGAGAAGGCATTCTTGGTTTCTATCGACATTGAGACACCAGGCGACATAGATAGATTCATCAAACTGTGTGGCTTCTGCGCTTACGATAAAGCGACTAACACAACTAAATGCTTTGTCGTTCACTTCAATTCAGAATGGGCCTGGCGATTCGTACAAAAGGCGAATCAAAGTAAGCCAGCTACTT